ATAAATATATTTAGACCAAGTGGTAGTGAGCTTGGTGCAGGAACATTTACAGTATATGGGGTTAAATAATGGCAGGTAGTTTAGTTTTAATTGATGAGTTTACAATATCAAGTGCAGTTGCAAGTGTAACTCTTGGTGGTGGAAGTAGTGGTAGTAGTGGGTTAAATGCTTCTATTGATAGCACTTATGATGTTTACCAAGTTGTAATTTCTAATGCAACAGTAAATACTGATGACGCATTATCTATGAGGGTAACAAAAAGTGGAACAGCACAAACAGATAGTGAATATGATGACGCTAAAAAATATTTAAAAGCTGATGCTTCATTTGGTAACATATCAAATACCAATGCTTCACAAATAGATATAACAGCAACTATTGATAGTGGTATAAGTGCTTCTAGTGGTAATGGTACATATTATTTATTTAACTTCCCTAATTCTTCAGAATATAGTTTTGTAACAATAGAAAGTGTACATTTTCAATATAATGATGATACTGTTAGAGGTTTTGCAGGTGGGTTTGTTCACACAGTTGCAAGTGCTAGTGATGGGGTACAGATAAAAACAAATGGTGGTAACAACATAGATAGTGGAGAATTTAAACTTTATGGACTCCGTAAGTAGTCTATCTACGCATTTTAAAGCTATCTCAAATTAACAAAAGTTATAATAATACTCATGGCATTAAAAACATTAGATGAGTTTAAAGAAGAAGCACAGTCTGAAATAGATAGTAAGAAGCCATTGTATGCACAAGTCAATGACGAAAGACGAGAGTTTACAGACGCTGAATACGATCAAGCTGTAATAGATCTTGCTAATTATAAACTAGATTCACAAGATAACGATTATAAAAGAGCAAGACAAGAAGCATACGCTGCAATCGGAGATCAACTTGATATGATATATCATGACATGAATGCCGATAAAGGTGATAAAACAGGCGACTGGTTTGCTGCTATTAAAAAAGTCAAAGACGATAATCCTAAACCTTCTTAAAATATAACCTTTCTACATGAAAGTATGGATTGATCAAGACCTTTGTACAGGTGATGGTATCTGTCAAGAAATTTCTCCAGATGTATTCATTGGATTAGATGACGGATTATTTTATGTTAAAGATGGAGATAAAATCTATGCTGAGGCAGAAGGTAATGAAGAAGGTGCAAGAGGTTTAGCCACAGTTCCTAAAGGTGAAGAACCTGCAGTCATAGAAGCAGCAGAAGAATGTCCTGGTGAGTGTATAATGATAGAACCTGATTAACTGTTATGATATAATTTTTGAATGGATTATTTAATAGGATTTTTATTAGGATATTATGCTCGTATTTTTTTTAATTGGTTAAAAGAATTAGCCGAAGTTAAATTACCTGATCATTATGTAAGAGAAGATTGGGATTGGCAATCTACTGATGACATCCAATAACGGATACACAAACAAAGAAATGCTCCATTTTATTAGAGTTGAGGTACAAGATTTGCATAAAAGAATAGATTACTTACACGAAAAAATAAATAAATCTCCAACAAGAAATGAAATTGTTGGGTGGTTAGTCGCAATTAGTAGCACCGCTGCATTCTTAAATACTATAATGTAGAATATGAAAGCACAAGTTAATCTAGGACAAATATTACAAGGCGGTTTAGCTGCTTTAGTTGGTTGGTTATTTAAAACAGTTAATGATCTACAACAAGAAGTAGCAACACTTAAAGCACAAGTTGCTGCATATTCAGAAAGTATTGGTGGATTCAATCAGAACTTAATAATTATAGAAGAAGTTATTAGAGAAATATTATTTAAAGTAGGAGGTTAAAATGGGCGATTGTTGTGGCAGTTGCAACTGCGGAGGAAGATGAAATATTATTACCAAGTAGAAGTACTTAGAGTAGTAGATGGAGATACAGTAGATGTCAGAATTGATCTGGGTTTTGATGTGTGGCATAAATGTCGTGTACGACTTATGGGTATTAACGCTCCTGAATCTAGGACCAGAGATAAAGAGGAAAAGGAACGAGGGCTTGCTGCAAAAGATTGGTTAAAAGAACAGTTCAAAAATATGGAATCTATGGATATGAAAGTTGAATTACAATCACACGGCAAAGGTAAGTTCGGAAGAATACTTGGAGAATTTTTTTGTAATGACGTAAATATAAATAAACAAATGGTCAGTAGTGGTCATGCTGTTAATTATGATGGTGGTAAAAGATGAACAAATGCTACAGAAACTTAATACCACAGTACGTTTATTAGTAGTCTTATTACTGTTATCACCAGCTCCAGTTTATGCAGAAGAAACTACAGTAACAGAGGGTTTTGATAACCAACAGATCAATGAAGATATTACTTTCGTTTATGGTGGTAGTGATACTACTGTTGCTGCCGAAACTGATTGCAACAATAGCCAAGCTCCTGGAAGTATCAACATTGAGGATATGGATTGCCACGGAGGAAGTCCATATTTTGGAAGTGATCGATACCAAATTGGATTACGTAGTTCAACAGACGCACTTACTATTGCATTTCCTAACTCTGAAACTAAACCAGTTACTGAAGTAGGTTTTATAGTAATGGCAGTAGATGAAGCATCTACAGGAACTATATATTATGATGATTCAACTTCAGCAACATTTAATATTGCAACTAATAGCGGTAACAATCCTAATCAAATTACTTTAGCCGCACCAGAAAATACAACTATTAATGAAATAATAATACCTGCAGCTTCAGACAACTTACAAGATTGGTGGCTAATAGATAATGTATATTATAAATATACTGCTACACCTACTACAACAACTACCACTACAACAACTACCACTACAACAACTACCACTACAGTTCCAACTACTACTACTACTACAGTTCCTCCACCTCCTCCTCCACCTCCAGAACCACCACCTCCTCCACCTCCCCCACCTGTAGTTACAGTTGTATTAGATGATGGAACTGAAGCTGAATATGAAGTTTATGAAGTAGAAGATGGTACAGTTGAAAGAGATAACGAAAGAAGAAAGAATGAAGAGCTTTATGGTTGTTATATTACTGACGCTGCTTTGGAACGTGGTGATTGCGATATATCTGAAGAAGTTATAGAAGATGATATTTATGAAGAAGAATACGAAGAAGGAGAAGAGCTTCTTGATGATGTCATTGTGGTACTTGAAGTGGCAGATGATGATGAACTTGAAGAACTTGAAGTTATTGAACTTACTGAAGAAGAGATACTTGCTCTTGAAAAGGAGATGGAGATTGCTGTTAAGGAACTTGAACTTCTTGAAGAGTCTGAAGAAATGCTGGAAGAACTTGGTT